GATTATCCTTGATATACTTTTTTGCTAAAGCATACACATCCTCAAGAGCACTGTAATCACGGATGAATCCACCCAAGATCATAATACCAAAGATGTAACCCATATAGAGTTCATTCTTAGCAATAGATTCAACTACTTTCGTTATCATTTAAAATTTCCTCAATTTGTTTATCAATACTTACAATTGCTTGACGAATACTAACAACACGTTGCGGACAACATTCGAGGTTATAAGTATATCCTTTAGTATCAGTAAATAATGACTGACGAACTGCTGCTGCCTCATAGACAGATAGTTCTAATGTTACTTTTTTATCTTGACTCATAGGTCTCCCTCAACACGGTTTTCAGAATAATGGACATCAAACTCACCACCAGGATATCTTGACTTGAGTTTATCAACATTCATCTCAATCACTTCATCAAGAGAAACATTGAGACCCATACATGCCTGTGCAACATACCACATGACGTCACCCAGTTCACGTTTCAGATGAAATAGATTTTCTTCATTAACAGGTTTACCTTGAAAGATAATCTTCTTTACAACTTCAGTAAACTCACCTGCCTCAGCAGACATTCCTACAGCAGCAGTTAGAAGTCGATGTGTTTCAAATCCTTCTCCACGAAGTTCTTGAATACGATACTCAAATGCATCAGCATCTTGACTGGGTTGAGATGTGACAGCATTCACAAACTCAAGATAGGCATCAGTGTTTACTTTACTAGTCATGAAAATCAGGAATAAATGGTTCTTGTTCGTTTAGTTTTTTTTGCTTTGAAAAGTCAAATAACTCATCAAATTCTTTCTCGGAAACTTCTTTCCAAGATCCACCGATACCGCCATCCATATTGACAACGATATCCCGAGTGGGAAGTTGTTTTCCAGAGGATATATCTACAATATCTCCAAGAAGAGGATTGAATTGATAATAGTGCCCCTCCCATCTACGGTTTCTCATACCAAGTAGATTTACTGCATCTCTTTCTTTTCCACAATCAGCGATTTTTTCGCCCCTAGGATTAAATACTGAGTAGTAACCGTTCATGAAAATTTAAATCCCGCAAATGATTTCTTCGGTCTATCCTCGCTATTATACTCCTCTTCCTGACCAGAGTCAAGTATATCATCCTGTGCTGTTTGTTCACAATCATACAATCTCATCTTGGCACGATCAATACCAATAACAAAACGTTTAGAAATAGTTGGGTCGTTATAACGATTCTTCAACTGCTTCACCATAATCTGTCCCAATTGTTCCAACTCTTCTGTAGAAATAAGGGCAAACATAAGATCAGCAGTAGCAGGGAGACCAAAGGATTCACTAGTGTCAGTAAGGTCAACATCAGAGCTACCATAACCAGAACGAGTGGTCTGGGTGGCAGATACGATAGGGACCTGGGCTTCGACAGCCAATCCTCTAAGTTCTTCTGCAATTGACTTAACAAGAGTATAGGAATTAATATTGGCAGATCCCTTGTAACGCGACGAGGAACAAATATTAAGATAATCCACGAATATAATATCAGGTTTAAAAGACTTCTTAAGTGAAAGTTCATTAAGAAGTGCTCTAAAATGTCCACTATGTGCGCTGGCAGTAGGATATTCTTTAATTATAAGAGATCCTCTAGTTTTCTTTGCAACATTCTCAACTTTTGTTTCAAACATTGATTTTGGAAGATCTGTGATATCTTGAATATTAACATTCAAGAGATTTGCATCAATGCGTTCTGCGATCTTTTCCTCTGCCATCTCCATTGTGATGTATAAAACATTTTTGCCCTGAAGAAGAGCAGCAGATGCAACGTGACACATAAACAAAGATTTACCAACACCAGTTCCAGCAAGTGCGATATTAAGACTCTTATTACAGAGTCCACCTTTCGTAATTTTATTAAAGAATTCTAAATCAAATGGTATCTTTTCTTCAGTCTGATGATAGAACTCATATCGTTCTTCATAATCATTTAGATAATCATGACCAATATGATTATCAAAAGAAACTGCTAATGCATCTGAAAGAATAGAAGGAATAGCATCACGATTTTTATTGTTATCCTGACCATCGGCAATACTAATGGATTCCATCAGTGCCAAATAAATTGCACGATCACGACACCACTTTTCAGTAGTTTCTAATAACCATTGATTTTCAACTGGAGAATCTAAAAAATTGGAGATAAGATCACGAGTTTCTTTTACTTCGGATTCTCCCAAATCAGTTCTATTTTCCAATTCAATAGAAAGTGCTTCAGATGTAATAGCAGAACCATACTTTACAATAAATTTTGCTATCTCTTCAAAAATAACTTTTTCACTTCGCGATTCAAAATAATCAGGTTCAATAAAAGGAATTACTTTACGAGAGTACTCTTCATTAAAAACAAGATTTTTTAGAATAGTTGTCTCAATTCGTTCCATAGGAATAGGTGTTTTTTGCGATTTCGTCAAGTTTCTCCATTACTTCTGGAGTGAAATATGTTTCAGGATCTTTTAAGATTGCTTTGGCATAGACTTTTTTACCATCAATTTCATAGCGACCTGCTACATTTTTCCAAAGTCCGCCAATCTCACCGAGTTCAAGAAGACCATAATATCGATCAAGACCACGCTCATCGTAATACAGACGCACCGTAACATTTTGATTCTCCTTACTTAAACGCGACTTAGCAGTCTTTGCCTTGATAAGATTTCCAATGATCTCTGTTCCGTCCTTTTCCTTCTTTTTAGACAAGTAGATAATTGTAGAAGCAGCATACTTGAGTCCACTACCTCCACCCATTTCTTTAGTTGGTACATATGCGCCAATGACATCGTAAGTGTGGTTAGTAACAATCATAGGAATATTAGCCTGTCCAAGTTTCAGGGTCAACATCCTGAACGCACCTTTAATAAGTTGAGATTTGGTCATATCTCGAACTTGCTTATCGTTAAGCGCGTCAGTGATCTCCTTTTCTGTGGAAAGCATCCCCAAAGAGTCTAGCACAAACATGCAGGGTTTGCGATCTTCTAAAGGTTTTTTTAAATATAAGTCGACTGCCTTAAGTGCCTTACACCGAAACTCTTCAATAGTAACTACATTTACTACTACAAGACGATTGAGATCTATCCCACGACTTGCGAGTAAAGACTTATTAATAGCGGCCTCTGTGTCAAAATACAAACAATACCCATCAGGATTAGTATCGAGAAAATTTTTAACGACAGCGAGAGAGAAGAAAGTTTTGCCAGTAGAAGACTCCCCAGCAATGGCAGTAATCTTATTCCTAGATACACCACCAAATATGCTACCTGAAACCAATCCGTTAAAAATGTACGAACCCGTATCCACATATTCTTCAGTATCGTCAATATCTGAGGCAAGTTGTGTATATTCACCCCCAACCTCCTTTACAATTTCCTTTAAAAAATCCATTACAATACAAATCCAAATTGATCATTAACATTTTTTCCAGAAGATTCGGATGTTTTAGCATCACGAATTTCCTGGATTCTCCTCAATTTTTGATAAAGAGCAGCATCCCCACCAAGGCGCATAGCACTAATAATAGTATTCAACTCTTTATCGTTAATAGGCACATTCATTAGGAAAAAAATAATTCGAGGTTTACAGTTTTTTCTACATTCCATCCAATTGCATCTAGGATGGATTTGAGAGGTTCTACAAAACTCTTCTGGAATTGTAGTTCATAATCTATGTATTTGTCAAGACCAAGTTCATGTGGAAAATCTTGAATAAATGAGATGACATTCTCCTGAATAATATTTGGTTTCTTCAGATAAATGAACTTGATTTTCTCACCGTTATTGATAAGTGAGTATTTATTATCAAGTTTCTTCTCCTTGATATAATGATTAAACAATAGTGCTCCACGGCAATGAATAGGTGTCCCTTTGGAATAGATATCGGAATAAGATTTATACTTCACAACATCTGATACTGAACGAGGGAATGCAATTTTCTCTGGTGGAAGTGCATTAAATTCTTTACGACACTTATCAATAAAGTTAATTACTTCCTCTTCTGTACCATTCATCATGAGTTTGAGACCATCCTTAATCATCGTTCTGCATGGTGCAGGAGTAGATGATTTAACTGCCTCAATACCCATCATCTTGAGTTTAGGTTCAGAATACTGAACTCCTTCACTGTTCCATACGTTGAGAATATATCTTTTCTTCGCAGTCCAAATACCACGCTCTGATATATTCTCACGTTTCATAATCATTTTTTGTTCATATGCCGAAACGTAATCCGCAAGTTCCGTATAAGATTGTTCGATGAATGGTTCCAACTTGTCTTCGCAGATCTTATCAAGTAACTGAACAACTTTTGTTTTATCGTCAGACTTATGACTAAGAAATTTATCAACAAGAGGTCCCATATTAAGATAGATTGAGTCAGTGTCAGATGCGATAACATAATCTACTTCTTCTGTTTGCAAAATCTTATTTAGAAATCCATTCATCTTATTCTCAATCCAACGGATAGAGACTTGACCAGAAAGCGTAATCGCTTCCGCATTGACCAGTTTGTAGTAACGGAAATACTGATTACCGATAGCACCATATGCAGAGTTGAGTTGAATCTTGCGAGCCATCTGAATATTGTTGCATCTTGCAATCTCCTTTTCCAATGCCTTAGTCGGAGTTTTTTCATAATCCTGTTTTGCAGTAAGCATCTTCTTTTTATAGATGGTGCGATCCTTATAGATCTTCTCCATCAACTCAGGGAGAAATCCACGAACATCTTTACGATACATTGCACCATTAGCACACACTGCATTATCCTTATACGATTCAAAACTTATCTGTTGAGAAAGTATCTTATCAACTGTTGCTGATGGATGTCTTTTCTCCAGGAGTGTTTCTGGTGAGATATTGTACTGCATAATAAGATGAGGGTAAAGAGAATTAAGGTCAAAACTAACCACCCAGTCATACTTTCCCGGAATCGGTTCCTTAACATACGCTCCTGCATATTTTGCATCCTTGTCCGATCTCTCTTTAGGTGGAATTACAATGTTTCTTCTCTTCAAGTAATTATAGATTATAGTATCCCACATACGAACCTGTGAGAATACATCTTCATAATTTACTTTAGCATCATATGCCATAGTCAAAGCTAACTCAATCAACTTCATCTTGTCCTCCAATCGGTCGACAAGTTCTACGTCAATGATGTTATATTCTACAAACTTTTGCCATCCATTAGTATAAAAATCTTTGAAGGTATCAAACTCAGAGTGATCAAGTTTTTTTTGCCCAAGTTCTACACTAGCAATATAATCTAGACGATAAGACTCTTGTGCCTTATACGTAAACTTCTTATAAAGATCAAGATAATCTAGTTGAGAAATACCACCAATATCATAAGAAATATGTTTGCGACCCATAATAAGAGTCTCACGTTCTGTCACCAAACCCCAAGGAGAAAGACGTTTCATTAATTTCTCACCGATTACTCGATCTATACGTCGAACCAGATATGGAATATCATATAGTTTACTATTCCAACCAGTCAGAACCTCAGGAGTATTCTCTTCAATCATCCACCAGTTGATGAAATCATTGAGAAGATCATACTCATTGTTAAACTGCTTATAGTAGTGATTACCTTGCTTCAGTTTAAATGGTCCTTGTCCCCAAGTAACAATTTCTTTAGTATTATAATCTTGAACAGTAATAAGGAGAACTTCTTCTGCAGCAGACTCTACATCAGGAAATCCATTCTCAGTCTTTACCTCAATATCAATAGTTGCAAGTTTGACTTTACTAATGTCAAACTTAATCTCTTCTTCTGAATAATTTTCAGAAATATACTGGTAGATAAAACGTTCATTACCAGAAATCTTAAATCCATCTACATCATCATAAGTTTTAATAAACTCTTTACAATCACGGACAGTTCCTGGTTGAACGGATTCGACATATTCTCCTTCAAGAGTTTTATACTTAGTTTTTTTCTTACTATTAATAAAAAGTGTGGGATAAAACTTTTCTCGGGTTGTGAAATGGCGTCCATTTTCATAACCCCTAACGAGAAAGTTATTACCGACCATTTGGACGTTTGTATAGAATCTCATTAGTTACTAAATCAAATTTGTTTTCTTGCATGAACTTCCGCTTGGCAAAAGTGTCTACATCTACTTTTTTACCAGTAAAAGTTTCATAAGCCATCATAAACATTGTAAAATAATACCAATGAGATTGTGGCATATATTGTGGAGAAAGACACACGAAGATATAATCAAAATCTTCATAGTCATTCCATCTATCAAACTTATCCTGAGTAAATGTCTCATACTTAGGACCTAACAGTTCTTCATTGTATTCGTTTTTATTTAAATTTTTACTGTTACTATTAGTAATCCAAGTGAACTTTTTCAGAATACCTTGTTCATGCAACCATGCTCCCCAATTACCTTCATGCACACGCCCAAAACTTTGCATGGCTTCATATTCTAATTCTATATGATCTCCTGGAATATCATCCCCAAAATCATAACAAAATATATCATCATGATGATCAATATTAATAATATCAATATCTTTTTTATCTCTCAGTTGATATAAAATTTCATCATGCTCATATCCAAATGAAACATTACTACAACGTTTCATTGCCTTCATGAATCTTTCATAACAAAAAAGAACAGCGTCTTTATTACAATGAAACATCCCTTCAGTAAAATCGGTAAATTTATATAAATGAGACCATCTCACCATCGGATGTTCATCAAACATGATTCCTGAATAAGTCTCAATTGTTGGACCCATTATGTAATCAAGATCAATACTTAATACTTTATATGTCATCCAGTAACCTCTTTATATTTGTTTAAAATTTCTTGAGAGGGATCTACAATTGTTAAAAAATTATCTGATCCCAACATGAGAGTTTTTTGATCTGTGCATGTTGGCCAACGAGAAAACTCCCCATTTTCCAAAATTTGACATGGATTTATAAGTTGACAATCTGGTTCACCAACTTCAGCACCAACTTCAAGCATCTCAGATATTAATGTAATACCCGTTTTTAGTAGTAAACATTTAATCATTATTAGTTCCCGTATTATACATTTGAAGCACTCGATCAACAGGGTTCATTACAGTTACTATCCAATCTTTAGGGATAGCAAATTCTTCATCATCAGTAATTAAAAACCAAGAAGACAATGAAACTTCAACTGAAGATTCGTTATTATTTTCTTCAGAAAGAAACATTGGAGTACTCATATCAACCTTCTTAGGTTTAACAAACAAGTATCCGATAACTTTTTCATCATCAATTAACTCTTTAATATCAGAAATTAGAACTTCTCCCGACTTCAGCAATGCCAGTTTTACACTCATAATTAGATTATTCCTTCAGATATTATAGCATAAAAAAGAGGGGTTACAACTGGATTTGGCCAGTTCCCCCTCCGTCTGCGACGACGATATTCAATTATATTTAGTAGAGAGGATTACTTTTACAAAGTTTAGATACTCTTACCAAACATTCTTCTTTATTCCCATCTTGCTCATAATTTTTTAAACGATTAGAAATAATATCAGCAACCTCAATAAAATCATTTTCATCAAACCCTCTAGTAGTGAGAGCAGATGAACCTAATCTTAATCCACTGGTAACAAAAGGCGATTCTGGATCAAAAGGAACTGTATTTTTATTCGCAGTGATATTAATTTCACTCACAAGTTGATCAGCAAACTTACCTGTGATTCCTAGACTTCTCAAATCAAGTAGAACAATATGATTGTCTGTTCCGCCAGATACAATATTGATACCATTTTCAATTAGTCTATTGGCAAGTGTTTTTGAATTAGAAACGACTTGAGAGCAATACTCTTTAAACTCTGGTTTAAGTGCCTCACCGAATGCAACTGCTTTTGCAGCAATCACATGTTCCAATGGACCACCCTGAGTCCCTGGAAATACTGCCTTGTCCAACCTCTTACCCATCTCCACATCGTTAGACATAATCAACCCACCTCTCGGTCCTCTCAGGGTTTTATGGGTTGTTGTGGTAACTACATCTGCATATGGAAGTGGTGATGGGTGAACACCTGATGCAACCAATCCTGCAATGTGTGCAATGTCTGCTAATAGGTATGATCCAACTTCATCAGCAATATTCCTAAACTTACTAAAATCAATCGTTCTAGTGTATGCGGAAAATCCACAGATGATAAGTTGTGGTTTACATTCCCTTGCAAGTTCTAATATTCTATCATAGTCCAGTCTACCAGTCTCATCAACTTCATAGTGGCAAACATTGAACCACTTACCAGACATATTAACTTTTGATCCGTGAGATAGATGACCACCATGAGATAGATCAAGAGATAGAACAGTATCTCCTGGTTTCAGAAGAGCAAGGAATACAGCAGCATTTGCTTGTGCTCCACTATGAGGTTGGACATTTGCCCACTCGGCGTTGAATAGTTCCTTTACTCTTTCTCTT